CAGGTTCTCACCCGCGCTGGCGTCAGTGTCGAAATACAAATCACCCACAACGCACGTTGCTGGCGCAGACGCCTGCGCCACCCAGCCCGCCGGACCCCAGCCGTAGGTGCTGGCTCCGCTCTGCTTGCAGACGTACATCTGAGACGGTACAGACGCCTGGTCGCCAGTGCGGAGGTAAATGGAGCCCCGCTCAGACGCCGCATCGCAGGTGCCAGACGACGGCGCGGCACTACCCACGAGCACTCGGAAATTGGCCCGCTGCCCGTTGATGGTCGCGGTCTGCGCGGCCAGCGGAATCGCCAGCATCAGCGCAAGAATGTATCGGATCATCGTAAAACCCCCATGCTCACGGCCTCGTAATTCGCGCCGTCAAAGCACACCCACTCTTGAATCGAAACCGCGTTCGCGTCCATCCCGATTTCCATGCCACCAAGGAACTCAGCCGGCCAGGAGAAAGTGCGGCCGCCCGTGGCATCCTGCACGATCTTGGTAACTACCCTTTGCCCCTCAGCCGGGTTGGACATCGTTGCCGCGGCATTGCCGGTCAGCGTCAGGGTGAAGGCCGTGCCGGCGCTCATGTCGAAATCCGGGGTCGCGCTGTACGTTACGCTGGCCACATCGGAACGCACGGTCTTCAGGCTTACGTCACGGGTGAAAGACACGTCCGACCCGTCACTTACAAGCACCGCGTCTGCCGTCTGCGTAGGCAGAATCGCGTTCGCGGCGTCCGCTTGCGTGTCCGCTCCGGTGCCGCCATTCTCTACCTTCAGGACCGGACCCGCGGAGAACAATGCGTCAACCGCATCGAAGTTCGAGTTAAGTGAGGTAGGCCAGGTGGTAGACACCCCCACTTCCGGCTTCGTCAGGCCCAGATTCGTTGTGGTTGTGTCGGCCATCTCAGTCCTCTACCTCATCCCACGTTTCTTGTTCTTCGGCGTAGCCATATGGTGCGCCGTCGCCGTCGTAAACGGTCCCGCCATACGTGACCACCACCGGCTCCGTGACCTCCGCCCACGTTTCGCTCATACGCCCAGTCCCCGAGCGACTGCCCGCAGGGCTTGCGTCCCGCTCAACGTAGCATGGTCCTCCTCACGCAGGATGCTCGCAGTGACGCGGTCATGAGCACCCAGCCACACCTGTATTCGTTCATCGTCATGCAGGAAGGGTGCGCTGTGGACGAGCGTTCCGTACAGGTACAGGTCGGGGTGCGCCTCCAACAGCCAGTTGCTGGCGTTCGTGCCCGACAGCACCGGGATGGCAGCGTAGTAGACCATCTCCAGTTCGTAAGTGTCGGCGGGTTCTGGGCTGACCTGAATCTTTCCGCCCACGATGGTGTACACCTCCGGCGTGCCGGCTGTCGTGTGGTCCTCGACATGCTCCAGCATCGCGTTCGGGGTCAGGTACTCCAGCCGATCCCCGTCCACCAGTCGAATACTCTCCATTTCCTTGAAATCAGACGGAAGAGTGATGAAAGCATCATCGAACTCAGCGCGGGACCGCTTTATCATCTGCCGGGTACGCAGGGTGCGGTTAAACTCGGCCTCAGCCAGCGTGATGAAATCTGGGATGTAGGTCGTCAGATCGGAACGGTTCAGCCAGTTGGCGACTGCCCCCTTGAGTTCGGTGTACGATGTGATCGCCATGTCGCTACACCGTCCCCGGAGACGTACGGAAGAACCGATTGTCGGGGTCGTTCAGCCAGCGGCGCATGGCCTCCGGGTCTTCCGCAATCCCCTGCCGCTTCAGGTCAAAGTACAGCGCAATGGGGATAGACGCCACCCTCCGCATGTCCCCATACCGATCAAGGCTGGTGTACTCGTCATATTCTGCGCGGTTGGCTTCGACTAGCGCGGTCACATCCTGCACCGTCTCGATTGCCACATCATCCGTGTCGGCGTCGTAGTGAAAGAGCCGCACAAGTCCCTGTTCAGGGCTGCTGTTCAGAATTTCGGCCATTGTCCCCCCGCTCAAACAAAAAGGCGGCAGGGGGCTGGTTAGCCCCCCGCCACCCTACTCTCCGCCCTAGCTCGTGGTCAAGTCGGCCGCGAGGCCCAGCGCCGCTTCGTTCACGACCTGGAGGCCCCATTCGACCTGGATCACGCGCTTCTCGGCGTCACCGGTCTTCGCCAGCTGCACCTGATGGAACGGGCGCAGATACGCGAACTTGATGTACTCGGGGTCGAGCACAAACACGTCACGCTCACGCTGGAAGCGGCTGCACACGAAGCTGACGTTGCCGAAGTCCGACACATAGATGTCGGCCGAGCCGATGATGGTCGAAGGCTTCGCGCCCTGCACGTTGAAACGCTGGGACGCAATGCCGGTGAAGGCCGACGCCTTCTGCTTGTTGACCGGGCCCATCTGCACGATCTTCGGAGTGCCACCCGAAGCCCACACCTGCTGAATCACGTTCTTCAGGATGGTTTCGGTGAACGCGACGGGTGTGCCGTCGTCGTCGCGGGTATCGTTCGGAACAGTGGTGTAGCTCGGATCGGCGCCACCGTTGCCCGACTGGCTGTTAACGTTCGTCTTCAGGAACGCCAGAAGCGAGCCGGTCTTGCGGGCAGTCGTGGTGTTGCCGGCGACGGCCGCCTGGTTCGACAGCGCGATGCTTTCCATGTCCCGCTTCAGTTCCGCGGAACGCTTCGACATCTGATACGCCATTTCCTTGTTACGGCCGGCGCGGTCAGTGGCTTCCATCGTGCCGGAAACAATCGCCGTCTTGCGGCTGATCTGCACGTAGTTGCCAATGCGCGTGGTCGCCGTGGCTGCCTGCAACGTGCCGGAATCCACGTCGTCGCCTTCGAGCTGGGCGTTGGCCGTATCGACACTCGCCAGCGCGTCCTGCTGCCACTCAAAGTAGGTGTTCTTGACGTCGGTCTTGCCGACATTGCTCATGAACACCGTGTCCTCAGGCGAAATATTCGAGATGATGTCGCTGAGGTCTTCACGCATGCCCTTGACGGAATACGTGGTGTATGTATTGGTCTTGATCGCCATCTAAATCCTCACAGGAGTGATTCAAAGGCCAGCGCGGCGTCCTCCACGCGGCCCGTTTGAGCCAAACGCTGTTTGTGCCGGGTCAAGTCCGTCGTCACCCGCTTCTTCACACCGGGAGGCACCGGGGGCGCCGCCTCAATGTGTTTCTTCACCTGGGGCCGCCGCTCCTGCAAAGCGTCGTACATCATCGCCTTGCGAAGCACCAGCACGATGCGGTGGTCAAACACCCCGTCGAGATCGTCGGACGTGAAGCCCTGCTTCATGCCGTACGACTTCAACGCGGTGCGATCCGCTCGTGCCTTCTCCGGGTCAGACCACTCAGGAATCGCAGACAGAAGCTGCTCGGACTCTCGTTTGAGATCCGCTTCGAGCTTTTCCGCTTCGGCCTTTCGCTGGTCGGCCTGACGTTGCTCCAGAACCATGCGAAGGGTGGCCTGCTCCTGGTCAGCCATCTGCTTCTGCGCCCATCGGGCTGCAAACTCGATAGGGTCAGTAGCACGCAGATGCATCCAGTCCGGTTCAGGTGGGGTGACTTCAGACAGACGCGCTAACAGCGCCTCTGCCACACGAGCATTCTGCTCTCGCTCGGCCCGTGCCGCTTCAACCTCAGCCGCGGTGGCTTGCCGTTCGGCGGCCAACTGCTGGGTTTTCCGCGTGTAATCTGCATTCCGTTGATAGCCGGCGATCAGTTCGGCGGCAGGGACTTGCTTCTCCTCTCCGTCAACCTTGACGGTGTAGAGAGTGTCGGTTTCCTGCTCGTCGGGAGCATCTTCCTCGGAGTCCGTTTCGGGATCTTCGGCGTCCTGCTCGTCGCCTTCCTCTTCGGGGCTGGGCTCTTTTGAAGGTTCCTTGGGATTGTCTTCTTCGCCCGCGGTTTCTTCCGGCGCCGCCTCTTCCTCCCCTTGCTCAGGGTTGAGTAGGGATTCAAAAGCCGACGTGGCTCTGTCGATGTTCAAGTGCTGCGGTTCGAGTGCCGGAGCTTGCTCGATGATACCTGCTGCCATAAGTTCTCGGCCTGTTAGGCCTTCTCCCTCCGCTTGAGTTCCGCGGCCGCCATCTCCGCGGCATCCGCCGCCGTGACTAGCATCCGCACAATCAAATTCGTCGCCGTCAAAATGCTGTGGGCGTGTTCCCGAACCTCGACGGTCGGACTCTTCTCCCACATGTCGAAGCACAGGCCCCTCGCCCGCGCCACCGACTCAGAAAACGCTTCGCTACTGAGTAGCTCCTGGGCCTGCCGCCCCTCCCGCACTTCCTGCTGGAGCTGCTGGTCTGTTGGTTCCTGCCGTTCCACCGTTGCCCTCCCGTGGCTGGTTGATAACCGACTTGATGAGATTGAGGTCTACTTGGGTCTGATACTTCAGCCCCATCTCGATTGCCTTGAGCAGCAGTTCGGCCTCGTTCTTGTCCCGCTCCCGGTCATCGTCCCGGCGGGCCTTCATCTCTTCAAGCACCATCTTCCGCTGCTCGATCTCGATGTTCGCCTCGATCTCCTTGACCTGGACCTGCGCCAGCAGTGCCGCGGGGTCGTTGGACTGTTGCGGGGGCTGGGAGGCCATGAACTGCTCCACCTCTTCATCCGTCACCGGCCGCAAGAAACGGGCCGTGTCCGAGAATCCCGAAAGCTGGATGATCTTCGCCAGCGTGTCACGGTACTGCTTGACCGACACAAGCGGATTCCGCGGGCCAAACTGAAGCAAGATCTGCTCCTGCTTCTGTGCGATCTGCATCAGCACCTGGATCCGTTCTTCCACCGAGCTGCTGCCCACGGCAACATCCACCGTGACATCCATGTCGGCGTCCCAGCTCATGGGCGACATCGCGACCCACTTCCCGCGGAGACGGATTACCCGAGCCTGCTCCTGATGGTTGCAGATCAGCTTCAGAAGTCCGCGGAACAGCTGCTTCATGCCGGTTTCCGCAAAGATCCGGGCCACCAGCTCAACGCGACGATGCGCCGCGGACACAGTGGCGGCCACCGCAGCACGAGTAGTCGATTGCAGAGCGTCGGCGTCAATTCCCGAAGCTGCGTGCGAGACGCCGGTGCGGTGCTGCTTCGTCTGGTCGAAGTAGTCGAGGATGGTAAGGGTCTTGTCCCCAACGAAGGGAGAATCGAACACCCCCACCGCGTTCGGATTCTTCACCCGAATCACGGCGCCCACTTCCGGGTTCAGCACATCGCGGAGGTTCGCCTGCCCCTCAACGGCCCATGTACGAGGGTGAATGCTTTGCGCCAGCCCGTCGAGCATGTGCCGGGTAATCATGCTCTTGATCCGCTGGATGTCCATCACCCGCTCCGCCAGAGCGGTGCCGAAAAACTCATGCGGCTCGGGTTCGCAGCTAAACAGGGCGAACGGAGCCCCCCGGCTCACTTCGTTCCGCAGTATCACACCACCGTCACCGATGGAGCAGATCATGCGACGCTCGGCCACCCCGTCCCCATCCACGTCCATGAGCACGTAGCTCTCGTAGTAGTCAACGGGCCACAGGGTCTTGTCAAGGTTGCTGTTGCCTTCCGACAGGTGCGGATTCCGCGTCAGCGCCTCGATGTTCGTCTCCATGTCGTTGCGGGCGTGTTCTTCGACCGTCTCCCGGTCGTAGCCCATCGCGACAAGATCGGAAACGCGCAACGGCCGTCGGTGGCAAATCAGGACGCAATCCTTCATGTTGCGGGCCGTCCGCGACACGATCAGTTCTTCCGGCGGTACGGCCTCAATACGAACCTTGCCCGACCGCTTCGTGCGGGTCACTCGAACTGTGGTTCCTTTTTCCGGGCTGGATGAAACGAGTTCAAGGACTACGTCGGGGTCCTGTTCGTAATTCGCGAACAGAAGCATAACGTCTTCCTCGGTCAGCCCTTCGAGCCGTTCTTCGGAGATGTCCTTGGCCTCGTCCCACCAGTACTTCACGATGCCAACCTTCCGCACCATCGCGTCCTTGAACGCATTGAACAGCGTCAGAAAGCCGTCGTTGTCTTTCGTGATGATGTGCTGGATGTAGTCGGTGGCCTGCTCGGCTACCTCAGTATCGCCGTCGCCGGTGGGGAGAAATTCTGCTACGCGATCCGGCCCGAAGAAGATCCGCATCATGTCGGGCATCATCGCGTCCACCGTGTCGCGGACTTCCTGCGTGACGACCTGGGACCGGCCCTTTTCTTCATCGCCGTACAACTCGGCGTTGTAATATTTCGTGGCCGCGACCCGCTGGGGGCCGACCACTGTGTCGATGAAGTCTTCGGCGTCCTGAATCGCAGCACGCAGGGCAGCGGATACTTGGTCCTCGGACATTGCCGAAGAACCGCCACCCTGCATGCCGGGGCTGGAGAGATCAGTCGCAGCCCGAGCGGTGCCGAAGGGAGGGTAGGCCCCCGCAGTCTGAGCAGCTATGGTAGGAATCATCTCCATCGTTCGCTACTCTACCTTCGGTGCTCGCGTAGGCTGTTAATCTATTTGGCGCCCTTGGCCTTCTTCGGAGGGGGGTCCTCCGCAGGCGGGGCCGGCGCTCGACCGACGAGCGTGTCGAGTGCTGAACCGAGCGGGCCGGCGGCAGGGTGCTCCGAGCCGAGATGGTCCAGCAGCACCGCGACCAGAGCCGCGGGGCTCACCCCGTTCTGGCCGAGTACTGCCTTATCCCCATGCTGGAACACCAGCTGGATCTCGCCGGTGGGCGGCCCCCACCATGCCGGGTTGTTGTAGGTGTTCAGCTCTTTGAACCGATACAGTCCGGGTGTGGGCTGTTCGATCTCAAGGTGCGGCGCGGGGCCGTAAACGTGCGTGATGACTTTCATGATGGTTACGGGGTGTAGGTGCCGCCAATCGCCGTGGCAATCGCGTCTGCGATATCATCAGCGTCGGATTGTGTGATGTCGGTGGCCGTGACCTTCGCCGCCAGCCAGTCACCAATAGACGCCCCCAGATCCGCAGGAGTGCCCCCCAAACGGTCGAGCAGAATTTCGTACAGCGCCTCGGCCGGAACGCCGCCTCGATCATCGTTGTCATCGACCGCATCAGTCGCAATGACCAGCGCCATCTCGTCCACGTTTCGGCCCATCCAGCCCGGATGGGTCAACGTGGTCAACCCCGTAATCACGTACATCGGGTCGGCGCCGTCGTAATCCAGGGCGAGTACCGTCGCCGGCACATCCCCCGCAATCGTCGCCACCGTTCGCTTGATGCTCATACAATACCTCCAAGTCCCCGTTTCAGGGGCTTATTCCACTCGCTAGCCGGCGACCAACCGTGCATTGCCGTCGCCGCATTCCCGGCGAAGGTCAGCACAAATGCATCCGCTACGTCCGGGCTGGCCCGTCCGCGTTTGCGGATCTGGTCCTTGCTCTCGATCTGTAGCTTGCCGTTGGACATATACGAATACCTGACCATCGCAAGCTCCCCCACTAGAGATTCGTCGTCGGGAATGGAGCAGTCCCGCTTCGCCAGCCACTCCCGTGCGGCGAACCACAACTCCGCACGCAGGTTTACGTACTTCGCACCCATCGACGGCGCTTCACTCACGTTGATGGCCCGTACCGGGAGCCCAAGTTCCCGCAATCGGTCGGCTACCCCGGAACCCAACCCGATTGCGTCCACCAGGATCTCCTCCGGCCGATCCGCCATGGGCGTAGAATCCCACTCCGCAAACACGGCCCCGCACAACTGCATAAGATCCAAGTTACGCCAGGTCATAGGTCGCTCGGGGACTACGTTCGCCTTACGCTTCACCAATGCAGAACGGTCCCCGCCAAACCGCGCTACGTCGAGCGCCCATACCACCGATGAACTTGGCAAGCACGTTACGTCGCGTACCGTTGCGAGGTTGATAAGTTCCATGGGGATGACCGTGTCGTCGTCAGACTTCGGCCACTCGCCCAGCACGCGCACCCGGAACTGGCTGGAATCCTCGCCGTACTTCTCCCGCATTTCCTGGATGAACTCAGGAGATACCCGCGGCGAATCCAAGCAACTGATGTGGTGGCGTTTCCAGCCGGTCAGGGCCGGGTTGGTGTGCGTGTCGTAGAAGAATCCAGAACTGCGGACAGGGTTCCCCAGCAGAAGCGTGATGGCGCTGTGCCCCGACATAGACCCGCCGGCGGCCTCAAAGACCTGCTCAGGGATACCGGAGGCTTCGTCGCCTATCAGAAGCACGTTCTTCGAGTGGACGCCCTGTAGCGCGTCTGGAGCCTCAGCACGGCTAGTTCTGACGGACAGGAACGACTCAGCGGGGGCTGCGCGAAGTTCGATGCGCTCAGACTTGATCTCGAACATTTCGGCCAGGTCCGCCGGCATCATGCGGAACCACCGCTTGATTTCGGCATACATGGCGTCGTAAAGCTGGGATGAAGTCGGCGCCGTGATGACGACCTTCACCGGAAACCGGGTCAGCAGGAACCAGATGCAGATCCAGGCGGCCACCGTAGTCTTACCGACGCCGTGACCGGAGCGGACGGTAATCCGGCGCTCGCCGCGGGCGCAATCTTCCATGATCGCGCACTGCGGAGGGTCGGGCGTGACGCCGAAGAGGTCTTGCACCAGGCCTACGGGGTCGTCGCGATACTGCTCGACAAAAGCCACCCACGGCTTGATTTGTTCGTCTACTGAGGGCATGTACCGTTAAGGCTTACTTTTTTTCAGGAGTTTCTTGGAAAATTTTTCGGGAGTCACGCCGGCCTCCGTACCCTTGGCCCCTCCACCCCACCCCTTGGGGCCCACCTGACGGGGGGGGGTTTCCGGCACGCCCGGAGCCGCCGGGAGCCGCTGGATCGCTGACCTCCTGCTTAGTAGGCAGGAGATAGCATGGTGTAAGTGTAGCGTAATCAATACGTTGCACGTTGCTTGGTCACGCTTGCGGTCACGCTGACCCCGTATCGATTACCTCAACCGCGGCCGGCTCCAGCATCTTCGGCTGTGCCTCACGCGCATATGACGACAGCGCGTCGGTGTCTCTGCCCCCGGTTAGCCGCGCCTCTCGCGCCATCTCGACCTGTTGCAATGCGGATAGATGCAGCTGGCCGGCGTTGATCTGTACCAGTGGTGCAACCCGCTCACCATACACTTCGGGATTCCGTCGGGCGGCAAGCCAGCGCTTGGTGTCCACGCGCAGACGGTCGGCTCGCTCCGTCTGTGCCGTGGTTTGGTCCGCGATATCCACGACAGCTTCAGCCAGCGCGTCGGCAGATGCAACCCGCGCAGCCTTGACAGCAGCACTCCGAGCCTCATCGAGATGCAGCACTGTTGAGAAGAAATTTCGGCTTACGCCATACTCGGCAGCAAGGGACGCGACGGTTCGCCCGTCGGCTATCGCGTCAATTATCGGATCCCACCCGCCGCTGGCGGCAATGTCGGCCAACAGCTTTTTGTGCATCGGTCTACCGGGCATGACTCACACAGTAGCTGGGGTGCGCGTATGAGTGGGTAGATTACCTCAGCCCTTGGCCCAGTCTTGCGACATCGCCGCATTCGCGGCAGTAATTGGCAGGTACCGATACAACTTCCCGCCGACGTACCATGCGATTGTTGGCTGCATGGTGCGGCCGTTCTTCCGCGTCCGCACTCAGCTCACATAGCTTTTCGCTTTTCTGTTAGGCAGAAATTTCACAATGCTCGGTTTTCCACACTGCCTCCCCCTACGACGCCGAACGTGAATTTCACCTAAAGCAGTACTTCCTACCCGTTCACGTCGATACACAGTGTAGGGCGACCACGCGCTAGGTCCCTGATCTATTTTTTCTCCAAGTTCCAGCCCTAGCTGAATAGCCTCATCTTCAGAAGACGCAGCATACTGTTTGCCAAAACCAGATACATAAAACGGGGACGTATAGTCGGTCCTGATCAGCACTGGGTTATTCTTACCGCACGTCACTCCCGCGGTGCTGCCGTGGTTGGTGGTGTGTGTTGTTCTCATGGTCTTAATATACCGTCATGCTGTGATTCTGTCAATACCTTTTTTTCAACATTTGTGTGCTCGGGCCTTTGCCCGCGCGGCAGTCATGGCACCACACGGGCAGCGCGGCGCGTCGGATCGCGGGCGGCCAGCGCCGGGACGTGCGCCACCTCCCCCAAACCGTTTACGACTGAGGGAGGCGCGGCGGCGCTTTTCGGATAGGGTTTCTTTCCGCATTATGCGGCCGCCTTGCTGACCCAGTCTTGCGACATCGCCACATTCGCGGCAGTAATTGGCAGGTACCGATACAACTTCCCGCCGACGTACCATGCGATTGTTGGCTGCATGGCGCGGCCGTTCTTCCGCGTCCGCACTACTCGGACTACCCGCCTCCCACGAGGGGTGAAGTCCGCATTCGGCGCGTCGATGACGATCTTGGTCTTCAGTAACTCGACATAGTTGGGTTGCATCTTTTCCATGACCTAATCATACCATATGCTGTGATTCTGTCAACACCTTTTTTCAACATTTGTGCGAGCGGGCCTTGGCTCGCTTTGCGGTCATGGCTCCGCACGGGCAGCGCGGCGCGTCGGATCGCGGACGGCCAGCGCCGGGACGTGCGCCGCCTCCCCCGAATGTCTTACGGGAGAGGCTGGCGCGGCGGCGTTTTTCGGTGATGGTTTCACTCATTGTCATACCAATCACACGCCTCAACGGCGGCAAGGCAATCAGTCAGAGTCCAAAACCAAGGCGAAAACTCGTCACCCTGCCAATCGATCGGCTCAAACCGCCATTCGGGTGCGCCCCAGCGTTCCTCCGGAGAGTCCGGGTGATAGACGAGAAAGCCCTTATACTCAAAAAACGGTCTCCGTTCCAAATCTCTCCAAGCCATATCCAGTTTGGCATCGGGGGACAGGTTTAGGGTCGCGAATTCAGGACGGAGCCCCACAAGTACTACCTCGTGAAAGTCGATATTGGCGCTGTTCATGTTGTTTACTACCTCCATGACCCAATCATACCATATGCTGTGATTGTGTCAATCCCCCACGCGAAAAATATTTTCTCATTGACTCACTACTGCACTCGGTGTAGTGTTGTCGTATGCAAACCCAAACAGAAGCACCACGCGAAGCGTACGGCCTCCCCGTCACCATAGAAGTACTCCAGACGCGATACGGACAGGATACTCGGCTGCGCGTTTCGGGCGAGCTGGAGCCAATCAAGAAGTGGCTCACGAAATACCTCCGAGATTACAACCCGGCCGGGTACGATACCCGTTGGTGCGTCGTGGCAGAAACTCCCGAGCAAACGATAATTGAAACCAACCGCTCACACACCTGCGATTGAGGCCAGCCACATGAACGAACAACCGAAAACTTCGTACCTGCTCGACCTGTTCATCCTGGCCGGCCTTTTCGCGGTCATCTACGCCAACCTCGAAGTCTGGTCCTGGTAGTTCAGGACCAGACTACCCCACGGCACCACCTCCCCACCTAGGGCGCACCGACGCATAGTTCCATAAGCACATAGGCTAGGCGCGCCACTCCATAGGCACACCACCGCATAGGCGCACTAGGACGC